GTAACCGTCGATCGTCTTAGTCGGTGCCGCACTGTGCTGGCGCGGGCGTTTCTTACGAGCCATTTTTACCCCTTGCCAGTAAATCCCAGATATCCATCGAGGTGAACTCCACCGGCGCATAGGCAATCATCGCGGAGTCAGCCAGGTTAGGCGATTTGGTGCCGTCCGGCTTTTTGTCCACGACGATTTTGCCCACGCCGTTCACCGAATAGGTGGGCTGTGAGAGTTCGACGATAAGTTTGTTTTTGAGCGGCATGCTGCCTGATATCGAAATGATTTCGTCAGGGCTGAACGGCATCTTTTCTTCGACGGCGCGCCAGGTATTGCGGAACAGGGTGCGCAACCGCCACCAGCCCTGCGCTTTAGCATTCGCAAAGAAGTCTTTATTGAGCCGGCCCTGCTGGCCATATTCCCCCGGTACCGCTTCATCTTCGGGATTGGCTGGCGATCCGCTGCCACGATAAGGCGTGGCGGTAATCTGGCGTTCCCGACGCTCTTTGCGCTGCTCGTTAATGACACGGGCATCACCTCGCGCACCCGCCCCGAGCCCGTCAGAGTCAAACCGGTACATTTCAAGACGACGCTGATCGCAAATGCTGAATGCCCTCTGGACGGTGCCAAAGATGTCGTCGCCTTTACCTGACCATTCCTCAATATCTTCCAGCAGGAAGCCATGACGCGAAGTAAAGGCGTTGGTGTCTTTGCCTTCGTCAGCGACATCAAGCGCACCCATGCGCTGGCCAGTGGGCTGAATACCCAGTTTAATGTGAGCATCGACAGCCGCCTGCACCCAGGCGGACGGGATCAGAACACCTTCGACAGACGCGCTGTAGTTGATGTCGATTTCCTGTGCCACGGTCACGGCGTCGAGTTCTTCGCACTGCTTTTTATACCAGGCATCATCTTTGCGCGGATCGTCACGCCAGTGGAAAGTAAACACGTCCACCTTGCCGCTGTGGCGCCGCTCAGCGAATGAGTTCGCCATGCCGTTGGGCGTTGAAATGTCCTGGCGACAGTTTGTCGTTGCTGATAATGAGGCGTCCACCAGATAGGGGCGCTCAAGGAACGCGGACTCATCGACTATATAGAACGATGTGCGGTCACCGCGCCCGATGCCGTCACCGGCTTCACCCGTCATGGCTGAATCATTCTCAGGGAACAGGATCCGCATGTGGGGCGCGTGTGCTTTGGGATTCCAGCCGCCCCGGAACTCAACGGGCAGCAGGCCAATGAAATTACGCGCCTTGTCAAACAGCGACTTTGGCGAACCGATTTTGTCTACATATTCCTCTTTGCGCGAACCAAATCCGGCAATGATGCCGCGGTTGAACAGGCACAGCGATGCCGCCATGCCCACGGTCAGCCAGGACATGCCCATATCACGCGTTTTTTCCGTGATACCGGGCTTAGAGGTGCGCCAGTGCTCAACAAACCACTGTATCCACTCTTCCTGTTTGGGGAACAGCAGAAACGGGATTCGCGCAGGCAGCCCGCGCTCAACGTTACGCGGATCCACCGTCATCCCCCAGTCGATGATAAACTGGGCCGGATTATCTCGGTAAAAAACCTTCATCGCGGGCAGCATGTCGGGGTTTTGCCTGATGCGCTGCAACCTCTCCATGCGCCATTCAAATACCTGTGTGTAATCAGGGTTCTTGAAATCGAACGGGAACGGGATCGGCATTGGATTTACCCAAAATAATGAAATGCATCAATTAATCAGTTTTGTGAATGAATATTGTGTTACCGTCGCATGTTGCCCCGGATTAAGGAGATACATATGGGTTACTACGTCCTAAAAAAGAGCGTACCTAGAAGCTATCTTCTTGATAGTGAATTTTATTTTGTTCTTAAGGCTGAAAATCACAAAGTGATTGCCACAAGTGAAATGTACTCTTCGAAACAGGCCGCAGAAAATGGAATTGCGTCTGTACAAGCTAATGGACCATCGCAAACCATTATTGATAAAACTTAATCAATAATTTCTTTATAGGGCTGATTTCAGCCCTATTTAACATAATGGACATTACCCGCCCTGGCGAAACAGCACTCACGCGCAGTTAGCCGCTAAAGACGTATTTCCTGATGATTTCATAGCGGATATGCTGAAAACGGACTGCATAAAGGGTGCATAAAAGCTGCCCGAAAATGCATAGGCGTAAAAGGTAACGAAACCGCTATTTCCGGCTGTTATCCCATCATTTTCCGGTAAAGCTCTGCGGCCTCGTCAGGCGTTAAATTAACCTGCTCAGTCTGTATTGGTCCGCCTTCTGGTCCGCTGATTTCGGTCTTCGATTTCAACATGCCCAGATGTTGCGCAACCATCTTCAACGCTTCGTCCTGATTACGCGTGATTATCTCAAGGCCGAATTTGCCTTCTTTGATGCCTGCAAATAAACGCCGCGCCGCGCCGGTAGCATCGCGCGTATCGTGGAAGACCGGACGACTAAGGCCCAGACCGTTACAGCGCGGGCAGTCAGGGTTCGGATCAATCATGGCATCGTAACCGAAACCACCAGAATCATTCGGCTCACGCTGTTTGCGCTCGACCGCCTCCAGTCGCTTTTCTTCGAACTCGACCATATCGCGCCACTGATAGTTATGACCAAAGCCCCAGCAGTAACGGCAGCAATAGCGGTGTAGTTCAGTAAGCTGTGTCGCATCGGCGGTCGCTATGTCCCACCACCATTGCAATACGGCGTCCTGTGAAACCTGCGTGCGTTTTGCGCGAGCATCCATTGCATCCCGCACAGCCCGGCCGACCTTAGCATTTCTTAGCATGCGCGATGCATTTACGTAGGCAGTATTGCCCTCGCCTTTGTACCCAGAACGCTTGTAGGCAGCGGTGCGGTTGAGGTCGATCAGATATTCCTCTATGAACCTGATTTGCTGCTCTGTCAGGCCATAACTGCGCACATCAAATTCCTGCGCAGAGTCCTGCACATCAATGATATCTGCTTGTTGCGCAGTTTCACTTTTGCGCACACTGGCGCTATTTTTCTGCGCAGGATTTTGCGCAGCCGGCTTTTTGATATAACGCCGCGCAGATGAATAATTCAGTCCCTGCGCTTCGCACCAGTCTTTCGGTGATATACCGCTTTTGGCGTGCTCGGACAGGAACCGACTCTGAAGGTCTCCCCAGTCCGGCTTTGCCATGTCAACTCCTGACGAAAGTCACTTTGGTAGTAATAAGACGGCGAATCAGCCTGGCAGCTTCGCGCACAAACAGACCATCGTTCTGGACTGGCAGGCATACGGGCATAATTTTTTTCAATCTAAACCATTACTTACCCACCAGTTATTTTCGTAAAGAAATTAGCCTTAAGTTTGATTAAAGCTAATTCCTGCGTCTGATACCAGGAATAAAAAAGCACCCTATATAATCCACTGAAGATATAGAGTGCTTACTTTCAAAAATATTCTATTTGAAAATTAATTCTGCCATTTTTCAATTATGACGTTCACAGAGCCAGAATCATCCGCACGCTGCCAGTCTTCTAAGAACAAGTCAAACCCGCCTCCTTGTGGAAAAGCATGAATTTGAGATGAAGCCTGAAGTCCGTCATTATTCAAACCATAATAACTCACAGCAGCGGTTTTATCTGTAGTGGTTGTACGATCATAGGTCATTAATGCAGCGGATTTAGATTTCGTATTTCCCACTTGGCCAGTGGCAAAGTCAACTCCAGCTGAGGCCGGGTCAACACGGAAGCGATAAACGCCTGAAGCTACACTGGTTTCACTGTAAACACTACCTCCGGGAACTGTATTATTATAACCATCCAATACAACGGTTTTATAAGGCTGCCAGTCAGCCATAGCTGAAAAAGATGCGATCACAGAAACAGCTAAGATTGAGGCTTTAACAATTTTCATCATGATTTATTTTCCTTAAGAGAGTTAACCAGCACATTATTTATATCTTTATCCATCCTAGTCGTTAAGTTTATTAATTTTACTGGTTGAAGGCACAACAAAGTCACTTTAGAAAAAATTTTGAAATTTGAATATTAAAACTTTTACCGCGTTCTTAGCCGAGTGATATCACCATCAGGCGCACTCGTAAATGCGCCTTGTAATGATTACGCCAGCTTTTTAGCCAGTGAAGCCACATCGTCGAATACAGTGTCAACGTCATGGCCTGCTACTTTCAGCAGTTCTTTCACCTTTGCCAGTACGGCATCAGTTTTATCTGTCACCGTAGTGGCCGGTTGTGCCGCTGCGGTGGTGGTGCTGTCATACAGTGGTTCGGACATCGTTACTTCCTCTTCTATGGGTAAAGCCCGGTCACTTCTCCAGGCGTCGGTTAAATTTTTTTTGGCGCTTCACTCTGCGCCCCCTGTGGTTGAGACACGGCCTGCTCATCAAGTTTGCTTTTCAGTTCGTCAATCTGAGCCTGAAAGCGTTACTCTACATCGTGCCAGCCGTCACGAATAGCTGTTGATTCGGCCTCTGCTTTGACCGGGCTGTTTTTCCAGCGGAACAGGCCCACCAGCCAGCCAGCAGCGAAACCAATGACGAGCGCAATCAGCGCCCACGTAATGAGTGCGGTAGTAGTGAACATGATGCTATTTACCTTGTCGGGATAATTCGATATTGCGGATGCTGGCCTTGTCCTTGTTACAGTTTCCCAGCACGGTTAACAGCCGTTCGTTTAATTCCAGGCTGCTGCCCCACGTAAGTGGATCTGGAATTTCCGGTACCGGACAATCAGCGGTTAGCTCCACCGGGATCGGGACTGGCGGAACCTGTACGAATCTGGTTTCTGTGCGTGCGCAGCTCGTTAGCAGCGGTAGCAGGAACAGGCAGAGCAGCGCACTTGTCTGTCTCCACCGCCTTACGGATAACAACAATTCGGTTTTCGCTGTCGGTGTTGGC